TTAGAGAAATTATAAATACAAAGGTTGAAAATCTTTAATATACCCTCTACATACTGGACAATTTACATTATTTATATCACCTGCATATTCAACAAATCGTGTTTTACAACCCGAACATAAACAATGACCGCAAGGATTAATAAATTCTTGAACTTTATTTGTTAAACATAGAGAACATGTATTAGAATAATTAAGATTATTTAATGATTTAATTATATCAAAACATTCATTAATATCAATTCTAATTTTAACATAGTCTTCTTTTGCAGATTTTAGAATATTATTTTTTTCTATTTTTTGAGATAATAAAATAATATTTTCATTAATTTTTTTTATTTCTTCTGTTTCAGAATAATCATCATCAAGATTATTAATAAAAGTAATCATTTTTTCAAGTGTTTTTAAATCTTTCTCAACTTTTTTTGTTTCTTCTTTTAATCTAAGATCAGCATTAATGAATATATTTTGTTTTTCTAAAAAATTTTTTTTAAATTCATTAATAGAATTTCTAAAAGATACTACTGGATCTTTTAAATTATCTTCTTTTGATTTTTCTGCTTTTGCTTTATTTATACCTTCAATGATTTCTTGAAATAATTCGTTACAATCAGAAGTTAATTCTTTGTATAGTGAATCTTTTAATTCAACTAATGGTTCAGAATTTTTATTTCTTACAATATTATTTTCAACATTTAGATAAATATTCTGAAGATTATTAGAATATTCTACATAATCTGTGGTATTTATAAAATCATTTCCACCTACAGGATAATATAATTGACTCATAATTTTAATAAAAGAATATATAATATTTATAATATTTTACTTTAAATATCTTGGATATCCATAATTTTAAATTTTATTTTTGAATTGATTTTATTAGATTTAATTAAATCTAGTTTATCTGAATATTCTGAATTAAGTGATGTATTAATTTTAATGATATTATAAATACACAAAATTATTTTAAAAAGATTATCTAAATCATTATAATCTACTTTTTCTAATAGATCATTAATGATTTTTTTGGAATTATTTTGGATATTATTTTTCTTTTCAAGATGAGTAATTAAAATACTTAATCCTGAAATAGTGTCCAAATTATTATTTTTTTTAATTAAATTTTCATATGTTTCTGAATTATTTTTTTCATTGATGAGATTAGAATAAATTTTATTTAGTTCTTTATTTAGTAAAAAGTTTATATCATGTTTTTCATTAATCGAGTTTAATAGTTCTACATATAATTCAATATAAATATGATGTAATAAACTCTTTTGAATAATATTTTCAATAATATAAGTTAGTATATGAGATTGAACAAGTTTTAAAATATCTTGAATAATATTTTTATAATTTTCAGTTGTAAGTTTATTTAATAGACTATTAATAGTTTTAATATTAGTTGTATCAGTATTTTCAATACGTTTAAATCTTTTATTTTTATGAATACCCATTTTATAATATTTTTTATTGGTATCAATGTTATTTAAAAAAGAAATTAGTTGTTCCTTATTTTTATTAGTATAATGTTCTTCAAAACAATTTAAAAATTCTTTTGAAGAAAATATCTCTTCACAGGTCTGCTCGGAATATCGCAAAACCATTATTACTATTAAATATTTTATTTATCTTTAATATATTTAAAGAATAATTTTAATAAAAATATTTTATATATTAAATGACTAGTTCATCAGAAGGAAAAGGACAAATGACTGTTATGGATAAACAAATAAGTATAATTGAAAATTACTTTAAATCTAGATCTAATGATTCAACTGATTCTTCATATAAGTCGGCATTAGATAAAAGTTTTTCTGATTCATCATATAAAACAGCATTAGAAGAATTATTAGAGAAAAGTTTATCAGAACCTGAACCAGAACTAGAATTACCAAAAATTCCTGAATATGCTGTTAAATTATATAATAAGAAGTTTACAATTAAAGGTAAACTTTTATCTGTAGGTTATGAAGTTACTATAATTGTTCATGAGAATAATAAATTAGATTTTATAATTAAATTAATGGGACATAGTTATATTTTTAATAAACAAATTTATACAGATTTAGATTTTTTAAATCAAGATAATGGTAATATTCATATTACAGGTAATAATCCTAAAAGTAAAGAATTGGTTTTTATAATAGAAGGTTGTACTTTTAAGACAAAATTAGTTAGAGGAAATAATTGTCAAATTATAATAGATGAATCTTATATGAAATTAATTAATTTAATTTTTTCTAATATTCGACCAAATATAACTTATATGGCAAGACCTAAAAGTATAAGTATAGTTAATATTGAATTAAATAATCAAACAGGTTTAATAGAATTAACTATTGAAAAAAGTGGTAAAAATGAAAAATATGATCTTGGTAGTAAAAGATCAAGAAAAAAATCTAAGAAATCTAAAAAATCTAAGAAATCTAAGAAAAGAAAAACTAAAAAAAGATCTAAAAAAAGATCTAAAAAAAGATCTTAGAGAAATTAGTTATTTAATTATTTAAAAGATAATTATATGAATGATATATATATGAAAGCAAAATTTAATGATTATAAAAATTTATTAAAAATAATAGGTTTTTTAGATAATTATAAATCTTATGTAAAAGAAAATGAAAAGAAAGATAGTTTAAAAAATATAAAAATATATTTTGAAACTAATATTTTTATAAGTATTGTTGATTTTAATAATGAAGATTATAATGTTTTTACAAATAAAAGAAAATTTATAAATTATTTGGAAAAAAATCCTAATAAAATCTTTAAAAAAAAATATGCAAAAGAACAAATAAATCAAAAAATTTTATTAAGAAAAGTTTTTTAAAAGAAAATTTCTTGGATATATTTAAATTTATTTGGTTCTAAAAATAAATTTAATTCCTTTTTATATAGAAATGCATCTTTGGGATATGTATTATTTTTATGGGCAACTAAATATGTTAACCCATCAATATCTATGTTATAGGCATGCTTTTCATGTCCATCTATCATTCCTGGACCTTCTCCAGTTTGCACAGGAAGAAACCCTCCTGTTCTCCTCCAATGAGTTTTAGTGAAACACATAGTTGATTCATGAATTTGTCTTTTTGCTGAACATTGAATTTTAGTGAATTTTCCGTGATAAACAAAATAAAAAATCATGGCATTCGATCCCACTAAACCTGCTTTTTTAACTAATAAGAATAATACACATTTTAATATATAATTATTTAAATAAATATCATCATCATCCATATCAATACAAATTTCATTACTGGCATGATCAACTAAAAAATTTCTTTTAACTCCAATTTTTAATTTATTTTTAGGATTAATTCTTAAATATTTTAGTTTTATAGGGAATATTTTTTCTCTTACTAATTTTTCATCTTTAATAAATTTTTCAGTTCCATCATCAATAATAACTAATTCTAAAAGTTCATGAGGATATGTTTGGTTTATTACATTATCTAATGCTAAATCTAAAAATTTATTTCTATTGTAAGTTGGCATTAAAATAGAAACATGGGGTAATTTATCCATATTTAGTAAAAAACATATTAATAAAATTAAATTTATACTTATTTAGTTAATTCTTTAATCTTTTGTTTTAATGATTTATTTTCTTTTTCTAATTCTGTAATTCTTTTTTGATGTTCTAAACACCTTTTTCTGTATTTTCTTATAACACCACCTTCTTGAGAAATTTCTAATTTATCATTAATACCACCACCAGTTTGCTCATAATTATTTGAAGTATCTAATCCTACATCATTGTTATAAAAATTCAATTCATTCATTTTTATTTAAATATATATTATAATATTTAAATAATATGGAAAATAATTCAGAAAATAAATATTTACGAAAATTTGTTTGTTCGGATGAACTTTTTTCAGGATTCTCAACATTTATTGATTTAAGACAAGTAGAAACAAGAGAAGATATTTGTGATAAATTTAAAAAGGGTTTGGAAAATGTTTTAAAAGAACATAATTTTGAAAACTTATTAGTTAATCTAAAAAAGAAAATATTTCATATACATGATATAAAAATGGAAACTATTTTGACATCGGATACAGATGATTTATTTTATGTTTGTTTTCATTGAGTTTAATTAAATACCTAAACAACCTTGTGAAATTGGAGGTGTTGCTTCCGCCGGGGGCGAACCGGTCCGATGACCAATGCCACCTGTCCATTGAGTACTCTTTCCAAATCTACCATCTGGTAGACGACATACCCTTGATTGTGTAACAATACATTGGGAATCTGTATCCCAGTCATCAGGATCAATACAATGAAAATCATCGCTTTCGGAGCAGTCTTTAAAACCACATATATGACCAGTATCCTGATACCATTGTGTACATTTTTCTGATGAATCAATCCCATCGGCGTCGAAATCTCTACACGTTGTGATGGAAGTATCGCGATTATTTACACCCAACTGATACCGGTTAGTACTACAAAGCTCCGGTCCCTCATATGAACAACCGCTTATTGACCAATTTGTTTTATCACTAGATAAATTAATCACGGGATCATCATTAGTATATTGGCAAGCGCCATGCCTTTGTGTACTATAACCATTATTGGATTGATGATTATATCCGTCACCATTACAAAAAATACCATATTCTCTTGCAGAAATGTTATTAATATTTTCTGGATTAAATATTATATGCCCATTATCTGTTGTATCTCTAAATACTCTTGGATCAATTGCAAATGATCGATCTGGGGGTGTAGTAATACTACTATGAATATCCCCACTATTATTTATGCTTATATATTGATCGGTATCAATAGTAAGATCTATATTTGAAATAAATTTAAATGGTATAGGTTTACCTTCACAACATTTAGTATTATCTTGAACTTCAGTGCATCCTTCAGAATGACATATAATATTATTATATTGGTTATTACGTTGAAATCCAGGTCCACAGATACCATCATTTCTTCCACTTGCTTGATGTGCATTATAACAAGTATTTAATTCACAACATTCAGATCTTTTACAATCATCGCTACAATTTGTGATTCTTGCAGAATCTTTATGTTTCCATTCTGTACCAAGTTTTGTACATAATTCTGAACAATTATTAAATGGTCCTCCATCAGTACCATTTTCAAAAGCATTATTTTTTATAACTTTATCATAATCTAAATCGTAATTAGTTATTCCAATTCCAGAGTTTATTTTTCCAGTTTCTTGATCTGTATTTTGAAAATCTATTGATAGTTTCTTTAAGGTTTTTGTTGAAGAATCACCTGACTGAATTGTTGTATGCATTTCACCAAAATCATTTCTATTAATAATTCCAATTAAATCTTCAGAAGTAACAGGTGAAGTTTTATTTATAAGAATTATTGGTCCAGAATTATAAATCTTCTGAGATTCATTTTGACCAGTAGAATCATCTGCATCATGTTCGTGATGATAATTACTCAACTCATTTGGAGACCAATCATTAGGACCATTTATGGTCACATATTTTAATCCTATACAACTAGTACTAGCGTTACATTGTTCTATACAATTATTTAAATGACCTGAACTTGATGGAGTTTCCTCCGGTTGACAAACGCCGATATTAATTTCTTGATGTGTGCTTGCGCTATAATCATTATGTACTAATTCATATTTTTGTTTTAAATTAATATTATCAGAAGGTATCTTACCACGATCTCCGCCTCCACAAGCACAACAATTTAGTTCTGGCCAATTAAATTGCATTCCAAACATATCAGAATAATTTTCAAAATCAGGTTTACCATCTTTACAAAAATATTTAGCATAATGATTACAAGTCCAACCAGAAAAATCTCCTAATTTAAATGCTGTTAGATCATCTGTTACACTACTATCTCCCCTGTTACGAACATCTAATCCTAAAGACCCGCATCCAGGTGTGCTACTTCCGCTACAATTATATTCTTCTTGATTTCCCGCTTCTTCTCCTCCTTCGCCGCCCCGCCCTTGCCGCAAATTCTCCTCTATCCAATCAAACTCAGGTATAGTCGAATCAGGTTTAGTACATTGTCCAAAAAAACCGAAAGTAGCTGCGCTGGTATTTTTACACCTATTTGACCATCTAAAATCTTTACCTGATTTACTTGGTATACGATGACCACTTCTATCTATTCCAGTTGCTCCGAAATCCATATAATCTTCTAAATTACCATTTTCATCACATTTTTCCATATTCACAAGATTATGTGTCATTTGACCAGTTTGTGCTGTTATCCATGCTCTTAAAGCAAGTGCTTCTTCATCCATTTCTACTTCATCACTAAGACCAAAGATAGCAGCAGCATCTTTATTGATAATAGCGTCTTCTAGTCCGCTTAATGCAGCATTTGCTCTTTCATAATCTTCTGTTTGTCTTGCTTGATCTTGTTCTAACATTACTAATGCAGCACCTAAACTTCCTGGTGTAGCTGCATCTAATCTTGCTTCTTCTTGTTGAGATAACACAACAGCACCTGTATAACAATTTTTTAAATATTTTTTTGATATAAGATATAATATATTACATTCTATCCATTTTTTAAATCTATTATATGTAAATTCTAAGAAATCTTGAACATCTTTAGATGATTTAATAGATTTATTATTATTTAAAGGTCCTGTATATGTTTTATAAGAATCATAAATAGGGTAAATACATATAATTATTAAGAATATTATCATAAAAATAGATAAAATTAATATCATACTTATAATATAATATAAAATAATTTAATTTATTAAATTTTCAATAAAATCTTTAATTTTATCAATTAATTTTTCAATCTCACTTTCTCCATCTCTTTTATCTAATATATCTTTTGATACACATTTAGTATGATCAATAGGATCAATTATATGATCACTATCTTGACAAGATATATCTTTACAAATATTATCAACACAATATTTACCTACTCTACAAACTAAAGGTTCTCCGGTTGAATTTCTTCCACAAAAGCATTCTTCTGCTATAGGATCTTTATTAGTTGAAGAATATTGAGAGCATTCAGATTTTAAATAATCACTTGTTCTACATCCAGCAAATTCATTATCTTCTGGAAAACAATAGTGCCCTGGTGAACAAACAAAATTATCTTGTCTATCACTTTCACATATACATGAAGCATTTATAGGGTCTGAATTTGTTAAAGAATAATAATTACAAGATGAAGGCATACATTCATTTGTATCTGTAAGAGTATAATTAATAGGGCAATTTATTGTTTCTGTTAAACATCCACTAGCACTACATTTTTGACCAGATGAACATAAATTAAATGATTGAGTATCTATTGGACAAAGACAAAATTCATTATCATTTAATTCTCTATTCATTTGTGAATCTTCACAATTGTTTATTGTTTTACATTTTTCAGGAAAATCGGTATTATACATAGTATTTCTTAAACCATTTTCATCAGTATATTTACACATTTGTTTTGTACCATCATCATTTTGATAACCACATGATTCTGTTAATAATTCTCCTGAAGAATTACAATCTGATAGAGTATTACATTCATAATTAATAAAACTACAATATTTTAATTCTTGGTCAGTTGAAATACATGGAAGATTATTTGCTACTCTTTCTTCTTCACTTACATAATGACTATTTATTTCAGGATTTTTAAGACCACAAGAGCATTGATCATCTATAATATTGGTATCTTGAGTTGAAGATCCATTTTCATTAGTACCGTAAGTACAGAAACTATTACTACGAGTTTCTGAACCAAGACAAGTTGGTGGGGATGTCTCCGTATTACATTCTCTTTTTAAACATATATGTCTTGCAGCATTACAATTACAGTAATTATCATCATTTACTTCTGAATCAGAACAATCTTTAATAGGTCCTATAGAACTACAATTCGGAGTAGAACTATCATTAAATGTAAAATAATTGTTACCTGTAGTATCGCTTCCCCGTCCACATATACTTGAATCTGTATCAGAAACATCATACTGACATTGTTTAAATGAATAATATTTTTCATCTACATCACCATCTTCACAATCTGATTTAGTATAACAATTGAATGTTTCATCTTGTTGATCTGACTGATCATAACCTTTATAACCTGTTTTATATAAACAACAACTTGACGTATTAACAGATTCACCAGAATTTGGATCTGGATAAAAACTGAATGATCTACAATCTGGGAATGCATTACACTTTAGTCTACAATCATTAATGGTTGTAGCACTCGCATTTTCAAAGCACAATTGATCTACCTTTCCACAAGAATTTTTTTCATATGTAGTTTTTAATGTTTTTCTTACTCCTTCACTAATATAATTTCTTTTTATATCATTTTCTTCCCATCCTCTAGAGTCACCATCACAACTATTATTATTTCTATCTACAGAACATTTATTATTTCTTCTATCATAACCTAATGCTTGTTCACCATTTGTATCAGGTTGTGAAAGACTTGGTGTTTCCATTAATTCAAAATTACTATTAGTTATGCAATTACCATTATAATTCAGATATTCACCTTGGTCTAAATTACAAGGACTTATACTTAGATTAGTAGATACACTTGAATCGAGCAAAAAATATCCGGGTTCATTAGATGTTCTTGTCCGTGTATATTTAGTAGTATAAATTTTAATACCTTCTCTTTTTCCATTAATTTGTTGTGACATTTCTGGTACATAATAATATTCTGCTTCGTAATTCTCTAGTTCTCTTCCACTGCTGTACTGGACTTGAGAGGGCGCTCGACGCGCCACCGAGTCCTCCCGTTTGATTATTATATATCCACTATTGAATTGTAGGGAGTCACCTTCAGAAGATTTTGTCGGGATACTTGCCTTTATCATAATTATTGATGAAGATTCATTAACATAATACCAAAGTTGATTTGCCGTCAGCCAACGACCGGGTAATATGGCGTTTGGAATTACCAAATATCGGAATGGCAGTTGATCATTTCTTGGAAATCCCGAAATTAGAGTCTGAAATTCATCCAAAATTTGTAGATCGGAATAGATGCCACTGTTTAAATACACTGCATAACTAGCATCGGTGACTTTTTTTTTTTTTTCACACCTAACAGCATTATCATCACCGATTTTTATATAATAATATCGTGGATCTTCTTCATTAAATCCCTCAACTAATTCTTTTTTTAAAAATATTAAATAAAAAATAACTCCTAAAAAGGCAAAAAATAAATATTTTATTTTTTCATCCATAATATAATATTTATATTTTAATTTTTTATTTTATCTAATTCATCTACACAATCTATATATTTGTGATAAAAATTTTTATATTTATCAAATTCTTCTCTTATATCTTTTGTCCATCCTTTTTTCTCAGTTAATAATTCTAATTTATTTCTTTCATGACATGCTTCTTTATATGATACTTTAAATTCATTATGAACATTATTTAAATTTTCATTTTTTTCTTGTAATTCTTCATATTCATTTTGAAGTTTAGATAATTTCTTTAATACGTTATCCCTTTGCTTTTTAAAAGGATTTATAGAATCTTCAGAATTATTAGAATTATTAGAATTATCTGAATTATCTAGATTATTAGAATTATCAGGATTATTAGAATTATCTAAAATATTAGAATTATCTAAATTTTCAGAGTTATTCAGTTCTATCTTTTTAACTTTTTCTTTTACTGTATTTTCTTTTTTATCTTTTTTTATAAAATTAGTTTTACCTTTTCTTATATTATATAATGATAGAAACTCATTAAAAATTTTTTTATCATTATCATCTGTAATTATTTCAAGGATTTCTTCTACACTTTTTTTCTGAACTTTAAATCTTTTACCTGTTTTATAATCTTTTAAATTAGGATATTTATCTACTAAATCTTTACATATATTTTGTTCATCTGATCCAGAGTTCATTTATTTAAATTCTATAAAATATTTTTAGATTTTATTCAAATTTATTATAACTTAATAAATTTCTTTTATTATTTTATTAAATGTTGTAGAACTTATATCTATTTTTCTCTCAGATAATAATTTTTTTCTTATATCCTCTATTTTTAAAATTCCTTTATTAGAATTATAATATTCTTTTATAATTAATATTTGTTTATCATCAAATTTTTTATTAGATTTTTTTTCATTAAGATATTCATAATCTAATTTTAATCCTTCACTAGTATCTAAATATCCTTTAATAAACAATTTACCATGCGTTATTTCCGCATGATGATTCTTACATAATGGACACAGATTACTTAAATTATTCTTATGAATAGATCCTATATTACCATTTTCATCTGCATCTTTTTGTTCTTTAATATGATGAGTTTCTTCAG